CCCTACTTCCCGCAACGCCCCCGCTGGGGGGCAGTTTTGAACCATTTTTTGATTTGAGTCCACGCAAACCACCAAAGAGGACACGCTCGTCCATCACGCCGCACCACGTCTCACCGTGTGCCTACTACACCGGAGTTATCATCAGATAACCCGATGTAATGGTATAACTTACAAAGCTGGCAATTCCAGATGTGATCTGCCACGCGATACCACACCCGTCACCACCCGCAGACGTCACAATTGCGTCCACGGAAGTAGCAACACTGAGGGTACCGCCGAGAACCGACGCGCGATTCTCGACCGCTGCCGAATAGGTCAGCGGCGCGGAATTCCGATAAATCGAGGTGAGGAATTGGATATCACCGATAATGGCGCATCCGTTCGCGTTCATATTTATTGCACCATGGAGCCAAAAGGTTCCACGGGGCAATATAATCTGATTCGTGCCCGGAGCGGCGCCAAGACCTAATCCATCACCAACGGTTACGGACATATTCAGCAAGTGGTAAATCGCAGCATTTTCAGCCGCAATTCCCGCATCACTGATACGATACATCGACATAACGGACGGCAGGGGATTCTCGAGGAAGCTACTCTGTGGAACAAAGAGCTCCACATCGTAGTCCACGAACAACTTACCTGCCACCGGGGTGGCGCCAGAGAAACCGACTGTGCAGACGTAAAGTTTGCAAGAGTCGTACAGATTGAGATCATCAGCCAAGCGAGTATCCCGGACCATCTTTCGAGGTCCCGAGGGGTACATGGCTGCTGTGTCAGCATTCTGTGAAATCTCTGTCCAGCATACATCTTCAATGGCCGACAGGCCGTTGAGTGCATCCAACTCAGTCGTCGGGGGAGGGTCCTTCATGTTATACTCCACGCTGAGGATCACAGATCCAACAGTGGAGGAGGGAACACGAGGCACATACCTCCATCGAATTGAGTGGAAGCGATATTGCTGGTACTCCTTAGCCTGAGCAGAAAGCCAGGGAAAGGAAGTCGCCAAGCCGGGGTTTACGTAATAACCGGTCGCCGTGAAGGCAACCGCCCCTGCAACATCTGCGATCACTTCTGTGTTTTTGAGGCGACGCGAGCCGCGTGCCCCATGGAATTTCGTTGCGACCGCGATAGCAGCCGGAGCCGCCATCCGCATTCGCATGCCACCTTTCTTCTTCATACCACTTTTCTTCATTCCGCCAATGCGGACCCTGGACAAGGGACCGCGCATACGCTTCGTTCTTCGTGCGAGCATGGGATCCCCCAGCACGACAGGGGGACTGTACATCCTGATGAACCGTAGTCTGCCCGTGCAGTCTCTCGGCATTTTGGTTAGCACGGAACTATTAAGGTCGGCAAGCGATACCGACCACCGTTTTGGGCAGTTAACATCAGAACCCCATAACAAGTTCCTTAATCAGAATCCTTGCGCTCCGACTCCCCATCCTGATCAAGCCAGTCCGCATCATGCGGCCGACTAGTCAGACGGGGAACGGTGGAGGGGCGCAGCGCATGAGTAGAGCCAAATTCGGAGCCAAGCGCGATGAGAATGTCTTCATATTCATCAATGTCGACAAGATCTCCTCGGCCTATGGCCCGAAGTGCGTCAAGGTGCTCACGTCTATTCCACAATCGGACGAATCTCGCCCGACGTAGCTGGACGTGGCCTTCCGCACGGCGTCTATAAAAGCGCTCAGATTGCACCTCAGAAAGCGACGTGTCAACGTTCATAACTGACAACGCTCGCCCATAAGCCGCAGATTTCTCGCGGCGTGAGGCGACAGACTGATTGAACTTGTTCGTCAAAGGCAGCAACCCAGGACATGCAGGCATGCCCCAGCATACCATTACCGCATCTCGATAACGCTCAATGTTCTCCATGGACATCGGTTTAAGTCGGTGGTCGGGCTTGAACTTCGCCATCACATACTTGTCCTTCGGTAGGCCGAAATGCCTCATCGAACAACGAGAATGGATTGCAAGTTTCTGCAACCAGCCATCAACGTAATCCTCGCCCACGGAAACACCCGGAAGCTCATTACCACCGGTCTGCGTACCCTCGGAAACCATGGGCTCTCGCAAAGCTTGCTCTGCGATCTGCTCAGGTAAATCACGTTGGGGGACAGACTCAGTCTCAACATCAGTCACCATCTTCGGTTGGAGGATCCAGTGAGACACTGCTCCTGCCACGATGTCTAATCCTTTGATGACACCGGACCGACGATAGAGTTGAAGACGGAGATCATTCACGAACCGAGCGGCCATCAGGCGCTGGCTCCGTGTAATGCGATTAGAGGCCGGACGTAGCGAAACATCCATACCTAAACCTCCCAGGTGTACCGGGAGATACCAATTAGGTTGGAATCGCTTGCCGTACCAATCTTCGGTCCATTTGCCAAGAGCCATGGGAACAACGCACGCTGTCCACGGAAGTGCAACGCACATCCGCGACAGATCGCGAGCAACCATGATCGGAGTGGCTTCGGACTCCCCAGTCTTGAGACTGCGATGATAAACCAACTTCTGGTGTAAATACTCACACTTCACCATTTCATCTTTCGCGGAATCATAGTGGTAGTACTGCGAGTTGATCATGCAAAAACGCGCGCTCAAAAAGTTCTTCCCCTGCGAAATCTTGAATCCTGCATCAAAGCAGGCTTGCAAGAATTCCAGGTAGAGACTATATGGGCAGCGGAATAACATATCATCTCCATTTACTAACACGTTCTTCCACAAGATAGGTAAAGCTTTACATCGAGCGGCTATTACTTCTGGGATCAAGTCAGGTTTTGTGCACCAGCGTTTCAAAGCGCAGTGCCACACAGCCAAATTGGTCACACAGAGTAATGGAAAACTAAGGGGGTGCCCCATCAGCTGGCCTTCCCATGCGATCTGAGCTGGAAGTTTCCAGAGATCCACAGGTGGACCGCCATCGGGCCCCGGGATTACTTTTCCCTTCGCATCCTTTGCGAAATTGACCGGATATGAAACATTACCGGGCATCAGAGAATAGAATCCCAACCGAGAAAAGGGTAACTGCGCCCGCTCCACACCTGAGTAGGACGCAAAGGTACTGGCCTTCTTCAGAAGGTCAGTTGCCGCCTCGTAGTCCACGCTACACCATAAGAGGGACTCGCCTAGGAGCCTATCCAAGCCCAACGTGGCACCCAACATCTCATTGATTTTGGGCGTCATATCTTCACCACGTTTCATGGTGGAGGCTGGGAAGGACTTCCAGGCATCGAGCATCAGCCCCTGCAGAGGCTGCAGGGCTGAATATAGGTTTCCATCTCCCAAGGAGATGATGCGAAACTTGCCGGGCTCAGCAATGGCGATGGCTTGAACATCCAAAACCCCCGAATCGAAAAACGAGGGTAGGAGGTCATCTCGATCAAGATCAGCGAGCGTCTTCACGCCCACTGCATCAAGAATCGAATGGATAGCGCTTCCCATGGAATCGCGCCTCCAGCCATCAACTGCATTAACGAGGTCATGAAGTTTACCAACGCCCACCATCCGGCCAGCGGCCGAGAAAGCGGGTTTCTTGGAAATTGGACGGATGGGACTAAACAGACCCAAACATCCACCTTCTTTGACCTTCTTATTTATGCAGGCACTGCCCGAGGGCATAAACTTAACCGGATCCTTGTCGCGAGCGAGTCGGAAGACTGCCCAAGAAGCATCCTCAATACATTTTTGAAGATCTTCCGGGATGTCACCCTTCCCAGTCGACAAGCGTACACCGTGTCGTTCCAAAGCCTGGCGCTCGCACTCAGAGCTGAGCCGAGGCCACGCCTGTTTAGCGCCCTTGTTGAGAGAAACAAGGAACGAAATTTGCCGCTTATCAATTGCGCGGCAAACGCGCTTCCGACACATCGGACCACCACCCAAAAAGAGGGGGTTGGGCTGCAAAGGCATCACTTTTCTCAGGAAAAGTTGGATGTTCCCCATCACGGGAGACATCGCCTACTGCACGCGCCAAGTACAAATCCAGCCAGTATTTTGCATACTTTTGCTCAATACACTGGTCCCCTGCTAGGGCCTCCAGGCGCGCACACGTTGCACGCATGGACTTAATAAATCGCCCTAGCTCTCTAGTCGTGAACCACTCTGCTCGCTGACTTCGGTCAGCAACAAAAGGCAGAATGAAACTCTCCATCATAGGCACAACAGCAGCCGAAGCCGCTGTTCCGCACACTTGTTTGCGGACAGTTAGCACGAGGTTGTTGCAATTCCGATTGATGGAGGATGGAGGTTCAGGAACTGAAGCCGGTAAATTTTCCGGCTGATCTTCTCCCCGTGCTGGCGGCAACTCTACCACCAAGAGACCTTGCGAGAGTGAGGTTGTGGCAGAGCCACATTCGTCCCCAGCGGGTGCAGGACTGGCGCACCCGGAACACTTCGTGTCATATTCAGACATAAG